GCTACAAAGTCCTCTTTGAGGCTACGCACGGTCGGAACGACCGAGAAATACGTTAGAGCCGTTCGCCTTGGCATAAGACCCGTTCACGATGGGCTGCTGATTGGGACGGAAGCCCCGACCTCTTTAGGGTCGGGGTAGTTCACCAATGATCTGCAACAGACAGTAGCCACTGGGAAATTGACCGGAAAGGTTGTTTCCTATTGGAGAGAATGCGTTAAGAAATATGACGAAAAATGCAAAAAATCCCTTGGCTACGAGACAGTTCCAGACTATAAAAGGCGAATCACGATGCCTTTGGTTAGAAACCATAAAGGCAGAATTATCGCCTGGATGAGCTATTGGCCTTGGAGTCTTTTCTGGACCATTTTGAATGATCCCATCAGACGCTTGTTTCGTAGAATTTACTACAAGATCAAAAGTTTCCTTCAAGGTATTTCGGAGAAGGTTTTCAAAGACATCAACGAAGAATTGGCAGAGCCCCATCCTGCGGCCTGCACATGCGAGGACTGCAAGCCTGAGGAGAAGAAAGAATAGATTTGTCCTCTGAATAGAGCCCTCCCGGCAAAGCCGGGAGGGCTCTTTTTTTTTTGTTTGATCCGCATAGATATTGAAAAGAAACAATACCGGGGTAGACGAAGTCAATTACCCCCGCCACAAGGGCGGGGGCTTGAAGGAGTAGGATATGCCAAGTCTGAAACAACGAGTTAAACGAGAGACTAGCTTGGACAAGATCAGAAATGGTCGTTTGAAGTCAACTGAACTAACTGTACGTGGCAGTACGAAGTATGATACGGGTGCTTCTCTAGCTTGTATCCACTATGTTAGTCAGCAGCGAAGGGGAGTACATAGGAGGTTCGGTAGTACCCACTTACCGTAAAACTACCAATTTTTAAAATTATGTTTTTTGTACCGGTAGTAAATTTAGAAAATAAACCACTCATGCCGACAACTTTGTTGAGAGCAAGACGTTGGATAAACTCCAAAAAGGCAACCCCTTTTTGGAAGAATGGAATTTTCTGCGTCCGTTTGAACCAAAAAGCAAAGGAGAACAAGCAGGACATAGCTGTAGGAATTGATCCAGGCAGTAAAAAAGAGGGATTTAGTGTAAAGTCAGAATCCCACACATTTCTTAACATTCAAGCCGATGCGGTGACGTGGGTAAAAGATGCAGTAACAACTAGACGAGAGATGCGGCGAAGCCGCAGATTTCGCAATACTCCATGTCGTAAACCCAGATGGAATCGAGCAAGTCTTAAGAAAAATCGCATTCCACCTAGCACCAAAGCTAGATGGCAATGGAAAATTAGGATACTGAATTGGTTGAAGCAATTGTTTCCAGTAAGTCATGTCGTGGTTGAAGACATCAAGGCAAGAACGACAGGGAAAAGAAGATGGGATAAATCTTTTTCCCCACTAGAAGTAGGGAAACAGTGGTTTTACGACCAAATCGATAACTTAGCCATCAGACAAGGTTGGGAAACAAAAGAGCTTCGAGATCAATTAGGACTTAAAAAAACCGGCAACAAACTGGAAAATAAATTCTCTGCTCATTGTGTTGATAGCTGGGTCTTGGCAAATGATATGGTAGGAGGCCATACGAAACCGGATAACGAAGAATTGCTGTTATTCCGTCCAATTAGGCTGCATCGTCGTCAATTACACGTTCTTCAATTTGCAAAAGGCGGAAAAAGACGACAATATGGTGGAACAAGTAGTATGGGACTAAAAAGAGGGAGTTTGGTCAAACACCCAAAATACGGAGAAGCCTATGTTGGTGGTACAAGTAAAAACAAAATTAGTTTACATTCGGTGGCAACTGGCGTAAGGTTGTCGCAAAATGTAAACCCAAAAGATTGCAAATTTAGAACCTATTTAAAAGGAGCAGCATTCCTCCTCCACCACAAGGGTCAGGGGCTTCGCCCCTGACGGCTACGCCGTGGAGGTTTCCTGCCGCATTACTATGAAGACGTTTCTAAAATTTATCAAAGATCAAGGATCGGGAATCGACAAATCAGGTTCCACTGTAGAAGTCCTACAGGAGGTTCTCGCACTGTTACAGGGCCAATACTGGAACTACTGGGGTAGTCATTGGCGGGCCAAGGGTCCCAACTACTATGGCAACCACCTTCTCTTTGACCGACTCTATACCGATCTAACCGAGGAAATTGACACTTTGGCCGAGAAAATCGTTGGTTATTTTGGTGAAGACGCAGTAGAAAATACGGTCATCTCCGAAAAGACTAACAACTGGCTTCAAAAATGGTCGGATATCAAAGATCCGGTAGACCGGGCGATTCAAACTGAAAAAGACATGCAAAACATCTTCAAGGCGGCTTACGAGAGGCTGAAAGAGGCTGACGATATGTCGCTGGGATTGGACGATTTCTTGATGGCAACCGCGAATGCCCACGAAACAAATCTCTACTTGCTACAACAAGTCAGCAAGTCCTAAGTTCCTGAGAGCTTATCTGCCAGAGCATCTTTCAAATTGAGAAGCAGAGGCTTTGCCTCTTCGATTTCTTTAGGCTCAAGAAGCATAAGACGATTGGTGACACGTTTGATGTACTGAGCTATATTTTCGGTATCGCCCAGTCCATCTAGAAATTCTTTGAAAGTCAGCATATCCTATTTAGTGACACTAGACTTGTATTCCTTGAATTTCTCTTAGGATCTTGGGAATATTGGCCATAGCCTGTTCTACAAGCCGCTCATGCTCATTGATATCAAGGGCAAAAATGCCGTAATGGTGAGCGATTGGATTCTTCATAATCTGGGGCTTGTAGCCCATTCTTTGGCCCTTCATCGTCATGATGAAAGCTGGACCGATCTGGGGTAGCCTTTCATCAAATGGACCAACTGCATTCCAACAATCTCGGGTAATCAACATACACCATTCTCGCACGAAATCAATCTTCTGAGATTGCAGATAGTATGTCTGGAGGTCTAGTCCGACGATTCCCGAATCTCCAGACAAAGAGACGTTGATGAGCAAGTCCAGCCATGCGGGATTCAGCACTACGACATCGCAGTGCAGGAAGACCAGATACTTTGAATTGGGATTTGCCGCTTCCGCCCCCTTGTTCGCAGCTACGCTCCAGTACAGATTGTCTTTGTTTCGGATGACTTTGACTTCACCTTCAATTTCATCTAGAAACTCTTGGGTATCTTGGCTTGAACCGTTGTCAACTACAATCAGTTCGTAGTTGTTGTTGACACTAAGGATCGCAATTGATTGAAGACAGATATTGAGATACTCGGGCCTATTTCTGTGTACAACAATGATGGAGACTTGCTCTTGGCTTCCATCATGGAGTTTCATAATTAAGTCAGGCCGTTCTCCTTCTAACGGATTATAGGGTGGGGTTTTAGGTACGATCTCTTTAACCATTAGGCTCCTTATCGTCATCTATTTCTATCTCAAAGACCCCTGCTTCGCACAAGCAAGTGGCATCGCCTTGGGGAGTTGATATCTTGATTGGTTTAACTCTTCCATACTCACTGTACTCTTCTTTCAATTCTTTCAATCGTTTGTCGGCATTTTTTGCCTGCTTGTATGCTTTGTCCGTTTTCACAAAGACATACTCTCCATTCACTTGTCGAGCGACAGTGATTACTGCAAATACCTTCATTATGCCTCCAAGAACGTTGGTATAAATTCGAATAGGAAAACGGGTTCGATATGCATTTGTGCCAACCAATCTCCATGATGGATTTCCACGATCTGATGGCCACAGTTAATGACTACCAATTGAACTCGCTTCTCTTCTGTGCCATCAATAACCCCCGATCCAGAGATAAACAGTCCCTTATGAGCAAAGAGATTCTCCAAAGTCAAGACGGCCTTGTAGCCCGATCTGAGTTTCATACTGAAACCACAGTCAATGGTTGCAACTCCTCGATGAGGTAGTCGGATTGTGCCTCGTTCACTTAGATTTGCAGCGAGAGTTACTACCGAACTTCCTTCCTTGCTTTGAGGCACAAACATGGGATCATCTACGGTGATCTTCGTTGCGATTTTCTGGAGGGTTGGTTTGCTAGCTGCCTCAATGGGCGATTCTGGGAGCTTGGTTACCACTTCTGCTTTTGGCTTTGGTCTACCTTCCAGCTTCGATTCTTCGGGCTTGGGTGGTTCTTTTGGTTTTTCTTTGCCAAATTTTACTGCTATACTGTGAGGGATTTCGGATTTCTTTTCGGACTTGGACTTAGGTTTGGCCCTCACCAAATTTTCTGCCTCTTTTTGGACCTTTTCAGCCTTTTTTTCTTCGATTTCAAGCTGTTTCGCTAAACGGTCAAGATCTACTTTTAAGTCTTCTTTCATAGCTTCCTCTTCAAAATGGTGTCGCTACTAAAGTAGTAATTATTTTGAAGATTTGGCAGCATTTTGAACGTGTTGCTGGATATTGTTCCTAAAATGATCCAGCGAACCGTTGGGGTAGGCTTTTGCCTTTGCAATGAGTTTTTCTTCGACAGGTGTGGGATAATTCTTGCTTTTTATCCAGTTGATTACATTGTCAAGCGTGAGCGGTCTCTTGGTTTTGGGGCGGGGATTATCACCGCAATTCACGTTCAGATTTAGTCGATTGACTTCCATCTCCTAGCTCCTTGTATCCTGAGATCATTTTTTCTCTAATTTCCGTCGCATCGGGGGCTGTGAAAATCGATGCCGTCATCTTTTCCATTTTTTCGAATATCGCTTCTCTGTCGTGTTCAATTTCGGTCCAATGATTGACAAGATAGGCCTTCTTCATCGCCATATCCAAAAGAACAATATCCTCCCAAACGACTCCTTCACCGCTTTTCCGAACCAATTTGACGGGAAACAACATATCTACGCTAACAACTTCCATTTATTCCTCCTGTGGACTTAAAATAGTAGTTGAACGGGTAAATAGGGTATGAATTTCCGGGAATTTATCTTACAAGAAGACAATACTATCGGCACCCACAACGATATGGCAACGGGGGCATATTTGCCCACATCCTACACTGGTAGTGACTCCCCAGATCAACTAGAAGGCCGAGGTTTGAGTCTGCCCGGCACCGATCTGGTCCCTACGATTACCCGATGTGCGAAAATCACCTTTGTCGAAATGAAAAGGAATCCCATCTTGATCCTTCTTTCAGACGGGACAAAGATGTATTTTACATGGGATGAGTTTAGAAGAATCCCAGGCGAAGAACCAAAGGTAGGAAGGACTATGAGCGTTGTCTTCCAAAGATTTCCCGAAGATCACTCAGATGCGTATTCTCAGATTCAAAATATCCGCTGTTACTGAGAATGGTTATGCCTTTGTGCTTCCCAGTCTTCTTTCCAATTGTCTTTTGGTTCATCCCGCCACTGTGCGTTCCGTAAAGCCGATTCCTCACTCTTCCATAAATCGGGATTGACTTTGTCGGGATCAAATCCTGGGGCATACGGCCCAGGCACATAATCCTTTTTGAGCTTTTCAATGACCCTGTCTGCTGTCTTTTCCACCATCATTTTGTTGTTGACAAACAAAAAAATGAAGACACAAAACAAAATCGCAACTACTCGAACCCATGGATTCTGCCACAGTGTTTTCAATTCTTCTAACATGACTTTTCCTCTTCTAGTTTGGCTAGTTTCTGTAGTAACTCTTCCTCTTTTTCGCTGATCTCGGACGGCATGACCAGCGACAATACGACAAACAAATCGCCACGAATCCCTGGCTGGTGAGGTATCGGCATTCCATGCCCCTTCACCCGCAATCTTGTCCCAATATTACTTCGGGGACGTATTTTTATGGCGATCTTCTGATCGTCTATTCCAGTAAGTTCGATTTGCTTTCCTAAGATCAGTGTTGTATAGCTTACCGGAAACTCTACAAAAAGATTCATTCCCTGTCTTTGAAAAACTCCATCCGGGATCACATCAACAACAACATAGAGATCATTTCCTCCAATTCCCTGACCCGAAACCCTGATTTGTGATCTGTTTTCGATTCCTGCGGGAATATCTATGGGGATTTTGTTAACCTCGCCTCTAATATAGCCCTGGCCGGAACATTTCTTACAACGCTCCAATGGCACCTTGCCGATCCCGTTGCAGATCATACATGTGACTTCGATTGCGAATCCTTCTTGTCGTAACTGAGACCTCCCACGACCCTTGCATTCTTTACAAGATTCCCATTTGGTACTGCCGCTTGTATGGCATTCTTCACATGGCTCCTGTTGTTGAAGTTGAATGACCTTTTGACAACCAGCAAAAGCTTCTTTCAGGGATATCCGCACATGAACTCTAGTACCCCTAATCGTCCCTCGACCAAAATCATCGCCAAAGAACTGTGAGAAAATGCTGTCGAAAATCCCATCGCTGTTTACCGTAAATTGATTGTTGGAGAAGCCGTCGTATTGTCTTTTCTTTTTAGGATCATTGAGTATTTCAAAAGCTTGGGATGCCTTCTTGAATTTATCGGCAGCCTCCTTGTTGCCAGGATTGCGATCCGGGTGATATTTCAAGGCCATCTCTCGATAAGCCTTGCAAATATCCTTTTGAGTTGCATCTTTCTTAACACCCAATACTTCGTAGAAATTCTCAGTCATTTTCCACTAAAACAGCCTTAATCATATGAGCTTCAACGACACCACGATTACGATGGTTCTCGTTGTTCGGGACGGGTACATATTTACCCGATAGGATCACTCGATCACCAATTTCAAATCCCCAATCCGGGTCAACTTTTGGCCCGATCTCAAGGATGTATCCCTGCGGGGGTCCGCTATTAGCACTCTCAGGGATGTGTAGTGTAGAACTCTGAATCTCTTGGGCAGTCAGTTCCTCAAACAGTATTTGATGCCCCACAGGCTTCACCGATACAATATCGGGAACTTTATTCAATTCGGTTCCATCTGTTGCTATGATGTTCATCTATTACTCCTTGTTTCTCAGTTTTTACTTGTATACGAAGCCTCCCACTCTGGGATTATCATCATTCACATGCCACCAGCCAAACTATAAACGCTATCCAAAGAATGTGCCAGATGTTATCGACTACAATTATGGACCAGGGTGCAAGAGGGGCTTTGGCAAATGCTCCTTGTCCATAAAAATTCATCCAATTCAAAACTATATTCGTTCTATCTTGAATGAAATGTTGTATTGCAATTGCTATTAACTGCCACCAAGCTAAACTACAAAATAAGAATGGAATGATATAAGTCAAAACATGGACAGTACAGACAAAAGAAGATTTCTTTTTTCCTTGAGCCATCCAATCATTTTGAATTACATAATCACCTATTAAATGTGCAAAAATCCAATGCATCGAAACCTCACGTTCTTCAATTAAAACAGTAAGGTTTCGACAATTCTCGCAAAAAACCCTTTTCACCCATAATGAGAAAAGGGTTTTTTATCCGGGGCGACCGTTTGATTCTTTGACAATTCTGTCAAGGGGAATGGTTTAATTCTATCATCTTCGATCTTTCTTTAATTCTAACAAACACATCAGAAAGCGACCATTGAGTTTCGGAGGTTCTTTGGCTGCTGCTACTTCATTCAAATTTTCTAGGATTCTCTTGATAACTACGAAGCCAAGATCCTTGTGGGCATTTTCTCGCTTTGAATACTGTAGTTTCAACTGCACTTTGAATCCCGATTCTAGAAATTTTCTGGCCGCTTTGGTTTTGGTTTCAATATCATGGTCTGCTATTCCGGGACTCAATCGGATTTCTTTTGTCTGTGTGCTTTTGGTTTTTGATCTCTGTTTCTTCTCTTTTAGACTTTGTTCATATCGAAATTTGCCGAAATCCATGATCCTGCATACGGGCGGGCGGGCATGAGGAGCGACTTCTACAAGATCCAGTTTAGCGGTTCTGGCCAACTGTTTGGCCTTATCAACTGGTATTGCTCCCAGATTTTCTCCATGTTGGTCAATCACCATTACAGGACTGAAGCGAATCTTTTCGTTTACCCTGTAGAACTTTTTGTCGGTCGCTGTTTTTTTAGCCATAAACTAAGGCAACTCTGCTGTTGGAGAATCAACAATATGGATAAAGAAACCCTCCCCATCAGCCGGGAAACGTCTCACCCATTCAACACCATCTCCCAAAATGCAACCAAAATGCGTGGCACTGAATGTGCTTGGAGTGAAACTTGGGGTAATACTGATTCCATTGGATAACATCGATACGGCAGATTCCTTCATTTTGAGCAGCTTAAATTCTAACCAAAAGCAACCTGGGACGCAAGTGCTATTTTGATTCCATTGGTAGACCAAAAGACTCTCAATTAACTGATCTTCGGCAATTGTGCCATCGACCTGTCGGATATCGTCCAAAACCGTTTCTAGCTCGGCGGGACCATTCATGATGCGGAATATCCGCAATGATGTGCCTTTAGACCAATTGTCGATGAATGTGCCGTTGTAACCTCGCTGAACCTGGATAAGATAGTTAGTCTCATCGAAAGCGGTAACTAGCATATGTTCGGGTAATCGGACGCGATCCGTTACGATGATATCACCCACCATAACTTGATTGAATCCGATATTATCTGCCAACCCAAAGTAGGTGTCTGCTTTGGTAATAGCGGTTTTGAGTTTTCCTTTGGCCCACATATTGACTTCAGCGATCAAATGCTTTTCAGTCAGATCTAATGGACCATCGCAATCGGAAATTGCAACCTTGAAGGGTGGCTTCGTATCGTGTCGTTTGATTGTGAAATCGGGGCATATTGTTGTGCCATTCGGCCCGGCTCCGACGCAGCCATATGCGTCTGGGCATTGGGTTGAAACCGGAGGGCAATTAACCCCTACTGATGCTCCTGTTACCATACAAGTATTTAGTTATCTTAACTTTTTTTCCACTCAAGGACTCCGATTTGCTTGAGGAACTCCCAATGTCTGCCCATCCAGGACAGGTCTCCCGAGAATAATTCAAGTTTCACCCGGCCTTTCCTTGCAATATATTCGGTCTTTTTGATTTTTTTTTCATCTGCCAGGGTAGAATTGGGATCGACTTTTTGGGGAAACCAAACTACCCTTTTAATTCCCGCCCGAACGATTTTTCTCATGCAAGGGGGACACGGTCTACCACTCACATAGATCGTTGCTCCTTCAAGATTGGAACAAGAATACTCGATTGCGTTGTCTTCTGCATGATCGACCAAATCATATTTGGTAATATCGCCCTCGCGGCACCAATCTATATCATCATCATCTATTTGTCTAGGCGGCCCATTGTAGCCCCAACCAAGAGGTTCATTATCAGCACTGATAACCAAAGCCCCATTCTGTGTATCGGGATCTTTGGATTTGGCCATATACCACAAAGCCATTCCCATATAGAAATCATCTCGCGAAGGTACTTCTCTTGGAGGTCTCATTAGATGCTCCTAGTTGTGCTGTGGATACTAAGCCTCCACATGGCAAAATGGAATAAAAACCACTAGATAGTATAACAGATTGTATAATTATAACAGAATACCAGGATTTAGCAATGGCATTTATGACTTTCAAAGATTGGCTGTTGGCTAGGGAATCTAGTCCACATACTCGATGGCGACGGGACGCTGCTCTTGGGCTAAAGCCGCTGATTGCGGAACCATCAATTCACAGCAGATCTACCGCCCATCCATTTGAGGTTGAGGAGATCGTCAAAAAGCTCAAAAAGAAGCGGAAGAAGAAAAAGAAAAAGATGGATGAGAGCGAAAAACATTTATCCAAAAATCCCCAGGCGGCCAATCTGATGGATCGAATAGAGTCTCTCAAAGGCGACCTCAAGGCACTAGAGGATGCAATAGAGAAGAAGAAACGAGAACCCAAGAAACCCGAGGAAGAACCACCAAAGGAAAAAGAAAAAGAAAAGGAAAAGGAAAAGGAGTCCAAAGAACCCAAGAAATCTGAAAAGCCGGAAGAATCCAAAGAAGAAAAATCAAAAAAAGAACTTGAAGAAATACCAGAGAGTCAGTCGCCAAAATAGTCTTGGAGACCCGCTGCCAGTTCCCCAATCAGTTCATCTATAAGATCAAATGTTTCGCCCACTTGATTGGACATTTTTTCCTTCAGGTTTTCAGGAGCTTTTTCACTTCTTTCGTGAAGAGAGCCTCTTAAATCTCGGGCTAATTCTATGAAATCGTTGAGATGGTAGTATGTTCCAAATTCGGTTTTCATACACCGAACAATTGCTTCGGTATCGCCATGAACGAAAGTAATATTGGCCTTTTCATCCTCTATTTCTCCGGGTCGGGTTAGTGCTTTTAAAAACCAAGTCGTCGCACTGTTTGGGGGACAACATTCTTGAATTAAGTCTATGAGATCAATACGACGGGCAAACATCTCGCCATTTGTTCTGCATAGATCTACATCGCATCTTTTTTCTTCCATTTGAATCCCTTGGCTCTGCGTTCTGGATTAGTAACGGGTACTGGGTATTGGCCCGCTTTTATCATAGCGATGGTTTCGAAATCTCCCTCTTCTTTTGCCCGTTTGTAAGCTTCTTCTATCACGCCAAACCGATTTCTGAGCTTTTTGAGCCAATGATCGTTTGCATAAACTCCAGTATGTTGAAAAAAGAGTTCTGTGGAACCTATGTCATAGTAGTATTTCACAAAGATCTGTTGAACGTGGGTTTTAAAATAATGGTATAAGTAGTCTTTTTCCTTGGGCAGAGGGTCCACTAAAAAACTACCTCCCATTAAGTACAAATCCCGATTGAACTCATTATCCGTCATTCTCGTCCTTGTCTAGTTCAAAAAGTTCTTCTGAAGCTGTGATGCCTTCTACAAGTTCTAGGTACATTAGAAGGATGCCGCCCGCCAATTGTTTTGGCACTCCCGAATGGGCGAATAAATCTAGGGTGTCTCGGACCAGTTCCATCGCCTGAATATCTGTAATCGGATTTTCGGCGGTTTTGTTGTGGATCTCTATCATTTCATGGGCCCTTTGAATGCCCTTCGCAATCTTCAGATTCAGCACTAAAGTGATGTATTGTCGGGAAAAAAGCAGTTTTTTAGGTATTGGGCCCCCACAAAACATCGATTTATCACAGAAGAATGCGTAGATGAAATTCTCAGCTAGTTTGTCGAAATCCTGATAAATATCGACCGCATAAGTAACAAATTCTTCAGAATAATCCTCAAATGACTCTTCCTCGTTTTGGAAAACGCTGGGATCTAATTCTTTGATAATCATCGTAGAGTCCCTCTTCTAGGTATAACACAGGCCTTTGGTCTAACTAGAATGTACTCTAGCCTTCTAATTATGTCAAGGCAGAATAAAAGAGGAGAAACCATGAGAAAACTGCTTTTGCTTCTAGTTCTATCGATCCCCCTATTGACCGGTTGTGCTAGAATCGATCCATTCAGTCCCGATTTACAGCAACGAATAGAAAACCAGGAAGGAGAGATAAATGACCTACAAAACAACCAAAATGGATTTCTGTTGGAATTAGGTAAGTTGCGTAACGAACAACAAATTCTTTCGGATAAAATCGAGAATCTTCAGCAAGGAATCATCAACAAAAACAACTCAGGCGTACAGATTTTACAGGGAGATGGGCCTTTGATCGCGGCCTTTGCTTTCGCCGTGATTTTGTTGATGATAATCGCCTATTTCAAGAACAAGGCGGATAAAAATGAAGAGGCTGCTGATATTCTAGCCCAGCAGATCAACCAATCGAACGACGAAAACTTGCGTGAGAACGTTTTTGTTGCGGCTTTGAACAGCCGAGTAGAAGGCGAAGTCTATAGCTTCCTCAAGAGGAACTAATCCATTTTAACGATGTCAGAAATATGGATTTGTTTTCCGATATCGGAGATAAGGATTCCGTTTTGATGGTCGATTTCGTGCTGAAAGACGACGGCAGCCACCCCGTCTAAAGTCAGGTCAACGGGTTCTAGTCGGGGCCTGTCATGCCAAAAGAGTTGTTGCCCTTTGATGCGAACCTTTGGATGCCGTTTTACTTTGAACCTGAGAAGCTTGCCGTTCTGCCTTAATGAAAGACAGCCCTCGATGGAATTGATTTTTTTATTGACAGGGCTTCCAATATTGTCCCTCAAAATAGGGGTGTATTTGCAGTCCACATAGCAGGAGGTCTTGTCATTTACTCGCGTGAGAAACATAGGCCAGGGAATCCCGACTTGTACCGCTGACAAACCGACTCCGTTCTCGGCCACACAGAGCTTTTCCATTTTTTGAAATACCTTGAAGATTTCCATTGGTTTGTCCAATGGCATGTCTTCAAGGTATTTGGGGATGTCTTTTACGGGGACAATTTCCATTAGGTAAGAGCCTTAAGGATTGCTTCTCGTTTGATTTCCAACCACTTCCGTAAGGATTCCGGGTTTTCTTTTAGCTCGGCAGGAATCCTTAGAATAACGGGAATGATTTCCTCATCCTGTACGACCAGATCCAAATATTTGTTTACCAATTCTCGGACCAATTGGGACGTAGACCAACCCATCTTTTTGCTGGACCTCTTCAAGAGGCTATGCATTTCGGGTTCTACGGATAGACTCATTATTTTCTTTTTCTCGTTCATTTGGTTCCTCAATTATAACGTTTTTTCAAGGCTTCTTTTTTACGCTGGATTTCCGATTGCTTTTTCTTCCTACGCTTCTTTTGAGACTTGCTCTCAAAGAACTGTCTCTGTTTCCATTCGACAAGGATTCCACTCTTGTTTATCTGAGTCTTGAAGGCCGAATGCATTTTTCGAAAAGCGTTTTCTTTCTCTAGTTTTGAGGCATAAGGACTACAATCGTCCAAAGTAACCTTTATCTGTGCTTTTCTCACAGTCTGTTCCTTTCTAGTTTGATAAATCGCGTCCCTAATCGCCGGATTTTTCTCTTTCTAACTTGATCGTAAGTCACTATTCTGTTTTCTTCTGATGTTGATGGTAGTGTGTTTGGGTCAATTATACCGACAAAACGATTCAGCCTAGCAATCAAAGGATCATATACATTAACTTTCCAAAGGCGTAAATCTCCACTTCTTATTATAGTAGAAAATGTGAAAATATAGTCTTTCGGCAACCTGTCAGCACTTAGATCATCTATTTCGTACTCTTTGAGACCCACATATCTAGCCCGCTCATCCATTACGATAAAAGGACACCGGGCAGCAATGGCTAGCCTAGAAATGCCTGAAAACAAATCCATAACGCACCCGCATGCCCTCATGACCCCCAAAAGCTTGGTACTCTGCTGTTCTTTTAAATGGATACACTGATCCGTGAGATTGGTTGAAATATCATAGGCGAAAAGATCTCTATAGACAACCGGACGATACCCCTCTTTCACAAGTCTTTCGCATAATCCGATCCAGAAATCTTTGGGGATATTGACTCTTTCCTCTTGATTGTGGACCCAGGTATTCAAGGTCTTTTCGGGATAAATGAAAACCTTAAAACCCGACATCCTGTTCATGGTTCGATTGAACTCTGGGCCGACTGCGACGGAAGACGATATCGTAGGTAGAAAAACTTCTATGGTGGAAAACCTTTCAAGAAACGTCGTGGTTAAACCCCTATTATAATACAGACCCAATACGTCTGAGTCAATATTATCTTCAAAGAAGCCGTTTAAATGTCGTTGACCTAGAGTATAGATTGCAGAGGTATTTTGAAAACCTTTGATTCCATCGTGTAGCTTCTGTAAAGCTCCTTCCTCTTTCAGGGTCCAGTATTCGTCTACATAGGGATAAAATCCCTCATGATTGGGCCAAGAGACCAGAATGAAATACTTAGATCCCTTAATTTCCTGCCTGAAACGTTTCAAAAGAAGTGCCGAAGCTAAAAAGGTCCCTCTAAGGTCGGGGAACAGACACATTATGCAAATTTGCTCTAGAGACGTGGGTATGTTATTCGCCTCATATCTCGTCCGTATGAATCCTCCCTTTTCGGCGGCTCGTTTAATGATTGTGCTTGTATCCAAATTATCCCCCTATCCGCTGCGAGTTGTCGTTTTTTAGTTTTTCAACCACCATTTCGCTTTCTACAAGACCTATATCGTCCTCATAATTTCCATTCTCCATATCGTGAATACAACGCTCGACCACCTTGAGACCCGACTCATTGTCGTTGTAGACATTCAAGAAATGGTTGATGGAGAGTTTGCGAGGACCAAAGTCACACAAATTTCTTCTGAATCCCTCCTGTCCGCGACCCCAAATCTGATCGGGCGATTCAAACAACAGATAGGGAATCCCCATCATGCCTGCCAACCTTGTAGATGCGGTCCAAAATTGAACGGTGAACTCGCATTGCTTTATAATGGCAATGGTGGTTTCTAAATCTCGGGCTTCTTCCATCCTTGAAAAATCCACAATGCGATCCACGGGACATGGTTGAGTTGTTTGTTTCTCTCCCAACCAAATCGGGTTATATCCAAGCCTTTCGAGCAACTCGATTAACCCGACATAAAACTCGGGTTGTAGATTTCTACCGTAACAGATTCGGCCACGGGCAAATACTCCTACAGACCTTGGCTTCAAAAGTTTCTTGGCAAATTCCATTTTCTCATCTGCTGGTGTTGGGATTCGTACAGCTTGAGGCTTCCAGTGAGGAATATCCCCAAAGAGAGATTGTCTGACTTCAGGATGCCCGCAGAACTTACACTTTTCGGCATATTCTGTTGAAGACCAATACTTCTTGCATTTCAAACAAAGAGCCCCAAGAGCTATCTTGCCAAGTTGATCTGATGGCATGACCATTCCGAACTCTAATGCCGCCTGTTCAATTTTTTTCAAATTGATGGAATCGTGATGAAAGGCACGACAGTATTCTCGTAAATGCTGATGTTCTTCCTTCACTTCCCAGAACTCGTCTGCTAAGTGCCGATATAGATACTCCCTACCGTACCAACCCATAACGATTTTATATTTGCCGGGATATTGCTGAAAAATGCGTGGCAGACAGTAAAGTATACCAACAGTTTCACAACCAAATTCTGAAAAACATCCAACGATCAATATTTGCCTTCTATCCGTTGGTTTAGGACGGTTGTTTAATTTGTGAATATTGAATTGTATATCTTCTAATTCTTCCTCAGATTTAACCTGATCTCGATTACCGGGACTGAACTTCTTTGGTTGTATAATTTTCATCTAGATCCTCTAATTCTCAATTGTTTAGCGACTTGTCCACATTCAGGACAGCGGAATAATCGAGGACCGCCGCACTTGTTGCAATTTCTTTTCAATTCATGCAAATGTTTTAGCTCCGCAGTAATTCCTGTCGAGGGCTCCGACCAACCGCAGGCACGACATCGTATGATAAATCTTCTCTCCATTTCACAATTATCATAGCGAAAAAGTAAAAAAAACGCCGTCGCCTTCGGGCGACGGCGTTTATTATGACTACATACGGGCGGTATCGACCAAATACACCCGTGAGTTAGCCCATGTTCAGTAGGATGCTCAAATGTTTAAGACATTGGCTCCAGCGAAGGAAGATGAACAAGATCGCTGAACGAACAAAGATCTGTCCGTTCTGTAAAAGAGAAATCTGGTTCTATTCTTCCTGGTGCCCTGAGTGTACCTCTTGGATTAAGGGCAAGGATTAAGGCACATCGTACCAGTCGCCTATCTGTATTCGATCATAAGTCGTTTTGGGGACGTAAACACGTCTAGTCTTCCATTCATTTGTTTCTTCATCCATCTTTCGTATGTCGATGGACCATTTCTCTGGATAGTGTCTCGTTTCCCAGTTGGGGATGGTGGTATCACCGATCTTAATTGGTGCGTAAACCTCACGCGAATACGCAGGATGGTAGTCTTTGGAATAAACCTCTCCCGAAGTAATTCGCCCGCAACCTGAGAGCAATAGACAAAATAGTACAAATGCCAGCATGGTGGCAATCACATTGGTTCTAGTCATTTTCTTGCCTTTCTGAGTGCGTCTTTTTATACTGCTTCCTCCACCGACACATTTTATCATGGACGATGTCGTGCAATACCTCAAACGGAATCTTCTCGCCTCTTTTCTTTTCTATCTCGGCTCCCCACCACCTAACTTCTTCCGGGGTTGCGTAGCTTTTACTCCACAACGAGATACTATTGTCAATCATTGTTTCTATTTAAAGGGATTTTCAAGCAACATATCGAGAAATAATTTTACGTCCTTATAGACCTTGCTCTGAAGAGTAAAACAAAATTTTTCTGTCGCTACTGTTTTTACCCAATCTCGGACATCCGTTCCAAATTCGGATGCCCTAGCATGGACATCGCAAACGAACTCTGCGAGATAGAGTGGGGGCATATTTTTGATCCCTGCCCAGTATTCGGGATGGTGGGGATTGCTATGAGTGTGTTGAAGCAATGCGGTCTTAAATGATTCAGAATTGCTTTGTTTGACATCTTCATGTAGATGCAGCCATTCCACTCCCCGGAATTTGGAATTGTCGTGTGTAAAGCCATTGGCAATGAGTTTCTGACCAAACTCTTTTTGCCCATTGCCAATCAGTTGTTCTCCCACAATCAAACATGATTGCTGAACATTGCTGATGTGCCGAATCAGGGCTTTGAGCCGTCTACTTTCTGTTTCAGCAGCAACGTATTCGGCAGGACTTGGGACATGAATATCCCCATTGCCGTTCTTCTTTTTGGTGGACTCATCCGCCATCTTGTGTCCCTGTTAAGTTAGACCCAATGACATAACATGAGTAAGAAAAATCTAATCTTCCACCTCTAATGGATAAGCTCGACCCATTGAGGAACTAAGTTTGTCAATTTTTTGCTTCAGATTTTCGATCTGCGACTCAAGTTTTTTGGTGCCTTTGCCATTCGTGTCCGCAGCACCAACCTTGCTTTCCAGTTCGTATAATGTCTTTTTCATGTCAGCAAGCTCATTTATATCTTCTTCATCGAAAGTTATATCGAGTTGCCGTGGGGCAATTTTTTGATCTTTGCCTTGGGAATAACTATACATTGGGTTGGGTGGATAACTGCTCTTGAAATTCTGTAGTTTCCCTTCCTGCAAAAGTTGTGGTTTGAGGGGATCAGGAGCCGCATCGCCTTGAACTAGAGCAGAATGTACGCTTTTCCAATACTCTACATCGGCCTCATGTGGGCTATTCGTCGGATGTGTATTTTGGGGTCCGAAGAAACTTTCTTCCGATGTTTGAGGTGTTGTATTGACTGGTTTAGGAATATCATCGAAAAGCCCTTTTTCCTGGGCATTGTCCCATTTTTGACACCAATCTTCAAATTCGTCGGATTGAATAATGAAATCTCCGGGTACTTGTCCTTCATTCAGCATTATGGCTCCTTTATAGTCGTCTTCTTATTTAGACCCCTTGTCTCCGTTTTTCAGAGTCATTACTAATCCTTCATAGATTCGGGCCACTCTATCCTCGATTTGATCCTTTCGTCCTTTTTAGCCAAATGCTCTTGTAGGTTCAAGATCGAAATTGTTGTCCAATGCGGGTCGTTCTCGGGCACGTATTCGGGCCGTGTGTAGAAGTACATTTCAATAGTATACTTATATGATTTCTTGGCGACTTCATTTCTACTCATTCCAGAGAGGAGGTCCTCAGCCATCTTCAGTGGTACTCGATAGGAATCGGCTTCGGAAGCACAAAAACACTTTTTCATAACCTGTATAGCGGGTAGCATTTTGTCCGTGTATTGGAGAAGGTCGATCATGTCGCGTTTTTGGTTTCCGTCAACAAATTCGGCTATGGCCGAATAGCAGGCAATAATTTGGCCCGGTTGAGGCTCGCCTTTTCTTACATCTTGAAAGTATTCGTCAAAATTTTCGTTAGTTATTTCTAATTCTTTAGGCATCGGGGTCCTTCATAATGTGCAAACGGTAATCGTCTTCTTTATTTGCTGGTGCTTGTTTTCGGCTTCTCTTACCAAATGAGAGAAACGTAAACGATCTAAAGCCGGGACCGGGGGGGATCACCTTCAACTTAAACATATGTCCTCGGCCTTTGGGCTTGTCTTTGCTCTTATGTTTTAGGTGAGTGTATTCCTGCCAGTAATTTAGTTCTTCTTTGAATCGCTCGTAGTCGTCTTCCCAAAAAGTGATGATCTGCTGGTTCCAATCGCCATCTTCGACGGTGATATAGTAGTAGGGATTGCCCTTTTTGGAGATTTTCATTACCGGCCCTTCGATTAGCATAACTTCGACAGGACCGTCTCGGATCGTGTCGTCTTCCTCGAAATTGGCAAACATCTTATCGGCGGAAAAGTCAGGACTTCTCTCCAATCTATGAATCCAAGTAAAGCCAAAACACTGCTCTTGGGCTTCGTGTTCCTTAGGAATTTCAGGAAGTTCGTCAGGAACTTCAAAATCAGCTAAGGAGGGCAGGGCGATCTTCTGTTTTTCTTCGAACTGGTTGACTGAGCGTTGGTATTTCTTAACTACCGCCCAAATATCCTTGTACGTGAATTGCCAATGGAGAAGCCAGGGGGCGACATGTTTTTCACAAAGAACTTGTATATCTTCTTCTTGTAGTGACATCAGTTTTTCATGTGCTGTTAGTTCCCGAATTTCACAACCTTCAGGCAGCACGTCCTTGATCTGCTGAATGTATTTCTCTCTGGTTTTAAGATTTCGCTTCAGAGAGTTGCGGGCACTTTCGGCCCTGTTCTTGAAATGTTCGTAAAAGGCCATCAATACAGCGGGATCGCCATCGAAAACTCTCAAGTTAATCAATGGCACCAAAACTTTCTTTGCCGTTCCAAAACGAATCAAAAAATCTTCAAATCCCACGTAGGGCTGATTGTCAACTATCTCTCGGGCTGGACCTATGCCTATTCCCTTGATGTCTGAAAATCCCGTGTAGATTTTCTCATCTACGATTCCAAAATGAATCTTCGACTTATTGATATCTGGCAGCATCACCGGGATGCCCTCGTTTTCTGCTTCTCTTTTGAAGTTGCGAATTTTCCAATCTTTTGGTTCATACTGAAGCGTTGTCTTGAAGAACTCAATGGGATAGTGGGCCTTGAGCCAAAGCAACCGGGAGGAGATGTATGTGTAAGCAACCCCATGGCTTTTATTGAATGCATAGGTATAAAACTTGGCAATTTGGTCCCAAAGTTCAATAACTTCCTCTTCTTCCCATCCCAAGGTTTTCTGAGCATTGGCGATAAACTGGTCCTTGTACTTCTTAAATACCGTATCTTTCTTCTTTGAAATGGCTTTTCGAATTTTTTCGCAATGAATAAGAGGGATCTTACCCACTACGTTGAGGATCTTCATAATTTGTTCTTGATAAGCGAAAACTCCCTTTGTATTGCCAAGAATAGGCTCCAGAAGCGGATGTAAATCGTATTCCTCACCTTTCTTCCGCTTGCAATACTCATTGGTCATGCCGGAACTTAATGGTCCTGGCCGAATCAGGGCTGTATAGGCGACCAAATCTTCAAATGATTCCACACCACCCCGTTTAATCAGCTTCCTCATACCATCATTGCTGAATTGAAACACACCTGTTGTCTTGCCTTTGTTTGCGAAGGCCAAAGCAGCGGGATCGTTAAGATAACTCGTATCTGTCCAGTCGGACATCTCTGGTAGGGCACAAATAGATTCCAGATTATGCCTCTTTTTCACCAATTGACAGCACTCGGCAATCCGCAATAAATCCTTGATAACCAGAACATCGAACTTAATCAATCCAACGGGCTGTAAATCCTGATCGTGTAGTCCCTCCGTCCATGCCGATACCGGGTTGCCGTTTGTATCCAACATCAAAGGAACGACATTATCGATGGGACAATTGGCTATAATCAATCCTCCCGCGTGTTTACCTCGGCCACGATTTCTTTCCAGAAGATTGCTGGCGGTATTCGCTACGTCGGGATGTCGTTCGCAATAAGCCGCCAGGGCCTTATCTAACTCTAAGGCCTTATCCCAAGACAAATCTTGGTTACTTGTGTCTTCTTCGTCATCGCCACCTGTCAATTCCAGATTTGTAGTTACAGCCAAAACCTCATCTCGACTCTTGCCGAAAATCCTAGCCATATCAATCAACGAGGATCTGATTCTAAAGGTTGTGTAGTTGCCGATGTTGCAAACATTTTGAGAACCAAAAGCCTTTGGTGCCCAGTTATCTTTTAGATATTTCTGGATCGCAGGCAAAAAATCTACATCAATATCTGGAAGTTCGCCCTCAATGTAAACTGGTGGTTGTTGGAGATCGAAATCATCGCAAATATCCAGCAGATATGCTATGAAAAGATTGTTGTCATTCGGGTATTTTTCGCCTTTTTCGTGCAGTTCGATGAAATAATCATATTCCCCTTGGGCATCAATTTCGCTCATTTCCTCTTCAAGGCGATCTAAATGAATCTTATTGCCAAAACCTTGCTTTTTCATGGCAAGGTAACATAATTCAAACAGCTTTTCTCTAGAATCGTTCATTTCCCGCCAGACATAAAATACGCTACAACACAAAAAATCGCAAAGAAAAAAAGAACCGATCCGAAAACCAGCCATCCCACGATTTCCGATGTTAATTGTGCGATGCAAATACAAATGATCGCCAAACTACCAAAGAGCAACCAACCTATAGCTTGTGCCCCGTCTTCATCGGGCTCACTCATCATTTAACACTCCAGGCTTAAAACCGAAATCTTTGAAATCGTCGTCGCTAGATTTCGGATGTTCTTCAACCATTGAACGCAAAACCTTGACCGACTCTTCGTAAGAGTTGCCCAAAATGCAAACTGAAACGAATAGTTCTTTCAGGTGAGCAATCGACATATCCTTGGTATCATCTACCCATTGATCTAAATCAATATCGAATCGCTCTCTAGTTTCCTCGTCTATCAGATGTTCGAAGTAACGGCGGCGAGACTTCTTCTTCGGATGACCCATTTTGTGCCGTCTATCAAAGCGGCTGGGTCGGTTGAGAATCCTGCCCCCCAATCTCTCGGGATAGTTCGTCGTGGCCAGATACACCACCTTGTCAATCTGATCGACGCCATCCAAGATGTTCAAAACATCGGATTCACTATAGCAGTCAACCGTGGAATCTAGGTCTTCCATCAATACAACAATTGGAGTATCAGGCTGGATCTCTCGAAAAATACGAACCCCTTCGCAGAATAGGTTCGGCGTAGTGAATTTGAAAACCACTCCACCCCTTTTAACCACGTCCTGGGAAACTAGTTTTACCGTACACGATTTGCCACTTCCGGCTGGCCCCCATAGTATGATACCTCGCTTGTAACTCAGGTCGTATTTTCGAAAGAACTCTTCTCTATCCCAGAACTTCTTGATTTCTTCGATAACCTTTTCAGAATTGGTTTCAGGAAATCGAATTAGATCGTCGGTTTTAACATCAATCTTTTGAAAATATATCCCTTTAGAAGAACAACAATAAATTTCGTAGATGCCCGGCTTGAGAGTGGCTGTTGTTTTGCTGGCCGGAAAGAATCTAGTGCCATCGCTACTGCTGAACTGACACATTCCAGAAAAAGCTTCGGAATTAGTTTCTTCTTCGTCTGCTAGAAGCCTGGGCCGTTTTCTGGCTTTTGCGAGTCTTGAAGAGATGCTACTATTCAAGATCTTGTTAAGTTCCTTGTATTCACCGTATTCACCTGTCGGCATAGTTATTACCTTCATTGGAGCCTCATAGAACTAGAGTCAATATACCCGCCAGAAGGAAATAGTGCAATGCTGCTTCTAAGTCGCAGACTCTAGACACGACTTGCAGACAAGGACTTCTTTGACTATTTCTTTGCCGCGACCACCAGGATCATCTATTCTATCCCCCTTCTTGCGACTCTTTCGCAATGGTCGGAGAATTTGGCCATTTTTGGTTTGAAAGCCGGGATTGGCTTTGGCACGATAAGGATAGTATTTGGTCCGCGTCTCCAAAATTACTCGGAGGGCCCTGGTTTTTGGCGGGACTGCTGTATTACATAGCTGACATCTGTAACTCATGCTTGACCTTCCAATCTCTTCATCTAATTATAAGAGTTCTAAGTAGAAAAAACTAGAGCAATATAATAAAAAGCCCTCCCGGCTTTGCCGGGAGGGCTTTTCTTCAGATACTTTGCCAGTGGAGGTGGCGGGAGTCGAACCCGCGTCTCCGGTAGTCTCACAAATGAGCGTCTACGTGTGTATTTTGTCGTTCAATTTCACCTATAGCTAGGACAACAAACAAACCTGGAAGTAGGCTAGCGACAACGAAATTTCGCTTCAGCAGTAGTCGCATGGACTGAAGCTATCCCGAATTGGTGTCAGGTTGTCGGACGCCTCGGGAGGGCTTCCTAAACCTGCTCTCGCTTACGCAGCGAGAGGAAGAGTTGCCTTTTCGGCGGTTAAAGTGTTTTCATCGACTTTTATACTGGCCTGTCGATGAACCAGTACACGCAACTCAATCGCTTGCCTACGGATCGAAACCAAGTCACCCCCGTAGTATATGTATGGTAGTCTTTTCCCTCTTATTTGTAAAGCTGAATTTTGGAATGAGAAGCCTAAATAACACTGAGGAGGAAAAATGTCCCTAAAACGTGACCCTGAAAAGAAAATGATCGGTGGTGTTTGTGCAGGCCTTGCCAATTATTTCGATTGTGATCCGCTGCTGGTCCGTTTGACATTCGTTTTGGCCTTCGCCCTTTGGGGGGTAGGACCAATTATTTATCTGATCCTGTGGCTAATATTGCCTAAAGAGGAAAAACAATGAAATATCAATCTTTCCAAGAATATCTCAACAGCAAGGGCAAGACAGAAGAGAAACCCAAGGTAGACCTTACCGGTGACCAAATTGACATTGTGAAGTCGAAGGCTAAGGAAGACCCTCATAAGAAAAACAAAACCAAAGACAAGCAACCGCAAGTTAAAGAGTATTTGGACGGAAGCGGAAAGTTAGTAGAGAAACCCTCTATGAGCCAGGATTATCCCGGTCCCGATCCTTCCGCTCCTCCCAAATCTGGAAATTGGCCTCTGTCCATTGAACCGAATGGACCCAAGGCCAGCAGAAAGCCTCAAGCATCCACCGCTCCTTACCGGGCTCCTGCTGCTGGCGGGTCTACGACTAGAGAATCCGGCTTGGGCGACGAAGGGGCAAAACCGTTAATCTACGAACCCAAGACGGATGTAGAAAAAGATACAGAAGTTATTCCGTCCTGGCCGAAATCCAAAAAAGAAGAACCATATAAGGTGAATGGCATGAAAAAACAACCACAAGTAACAGAAGTATTCCTTGAAAAGACTAAAGGTATGTCTTTACAAGAGTTCACAAACTACATGCTAGAAGAAAAAGCATGTGGTCAGATTGTTGATCCTAAGGATATCAAAGGCATTATGATCTATGAGGCCGGTGAAGTTCATCCACATCCTGTTGAAACCGCCAGATATCTCGCAGCGGTGGGGCATCACAACCAAAGTATTTTCGAACATCTAGTCCGCGAAGTCCGTGAAAATGGTGATCTGAAAAAACTCATTCGAAGCATTAAAGAAGCCGTTGGCCCGCCCATTGGTGTAGATCTCAAGAAAGACAAACCAATTCTCAGCGATGAAGAAGACGATGAAGATTTAGGCGACGAGGATCTTGAAGGATTGGGCGATGAGGACATGGAAGACATGGGCGATGAAGACATGGAAGACATGGGCGATGAAGACATGGAAGACATGGGCGATGAAGACATGGAAGACATGGGCGATGAAGACATGGAAGACGATGAAGTGCCACTCATGGACCTAGAAGATGAAGACGAGGTCGATATCGAAGACGAAGAAGGCTTGGAAGACGAAGAAGGCTTGGAAGATGAAGAAGATCTGGAAGACGAAGAAGATTTAGAAAGAGAAGAAAGTCCCCTGGAGAAGTTTAAGAAACGCTTGAGGGGAATGCGACCCTAAATATTCTTTGGAAAAATTGAGATGAGAACCCACCCCGGCTTCGCCGGGGTGGGTTCTTTTTATCCTGTAGGACATTTTTTCAAAAATCGCTCAAGACAATCGCGGCAAACTGTTCCCTGATCCCACTCAGTTGTATTTATTACCAAACAAGGCTTCGTCAATTGTTCGTAGGCTTTTTTCAGGGCGAGTTTCCATTTCTCACTTTTTTCTTTTGTCCACTTGTGACCTGTCCATTTGCCGTCTTCCATGACACCCGGTTCTACTATTTCTTCTGCAACGTCGTGTATCCTACGCTGACCACAAAAATCGCAAATGTCGTCCTGCCATTCGGGATCATTATAAGTTTCAAACATTTATTCCCTCCCCTCATTGATTGAACTTCCCTTCTATCTCAGGCATTTCCTCTTCTTTCGGAGGCCCAAACTCGCCACGCTCATGGGCCGTATTCAGGATCGTTCGATAGACATGGGCATTCGGTCGCTTGGTTTTGAACCAAATGCTATCATCCAGCCCTTTGATCTTCATGATCGCGGCGGCGACAGCGGGGGATCGGGATTGTCCTGCTTCGCAGTGGATAAAAAACAATTCGACGTTATCCCAGTGCATATTCACGAAATCCAAAATTTCGTTAGCGTGATCTTCATTGAAAAATTGAAGTCCCATTCGCTCTATTCGTTCCCCAAAAGAGGGGTGATCTACGTCTGCAAAATGCAGTTGCAAAAGACCGAACTGCTGGACCTTATTGACTTTAGGCCAATCGCCCTTCTCGGTACAGATTGAGATACAGGCCCAAGGTTTATCCCAGGTGAAATTGCGGGCTCCGCTTCGTCCCAAAACCAAAAATTCCATGTTTACTTCCCAAAACCAAGGGTCTTACCGCCCTTCTTTTCAAAAGTTTCTCTCCCATTATAGAAATCATCGAACGCTTTGTAAAGATCCCATTCCTTGCCTCCGACAAGTTTATTGGTGACGAGGATGGAACGAATGGATTCAAGTTCGGCAAATGTGAAGCCCTCACTTTTTAAGATCAGGTATTTCAAGCCTTGCTCTCCGATATATTGCTTAATCTCTTCTGGCCACCTTTCTATAATCAATTGCCGACGAAGGTCTGCGTTCGGCGTATTGATGTTGAAGCAGCGGTCGATTCTTCCTGGCCTGACAAAGGCGGGATCTAAGTCATTTAGTTTTTCATTCGTTGTGAAGATGCGAATAATGTGATCGGTTTGAGTAAAGCCGTCCATCGCAGACAGAATTGAACAAGCTATCTTGCCCGAACCCTGTTTTCTGTTGAGATATTCGATGTCGATATCATCATAGAATGTAACCGTATAACGATTAAAAAGTTCATCCAGAGGATTCCCCTCATTAAAAAACCTTTCGATTTCAGCGGCGGTAATTGTTCCATGCTCGATACCATTCTGGGTACAGATTTTTTTGATCCATCGGCAAGCCATGGTTTTCCCATTTCCTGCATCACCGCTCAACAGAATGCCACGACGAACTTTGACTCCATATTTTTCGATCTCTTTTCGTTTGAGCAAAAAACCAACTGTGTTGTTGATGATGTCTTGAAGAAGATTTCCTTCAAGAATTGGTGGCAACTTATCGCTGCAAATCTGATTCATGGCTTGCACATGACGCATGAAGAAATAGACTTGGCCCTTAGGGATGATGTGCAATTCTATTTGATAATTGCTGCCGTAGGGGATATGGGCCTTCACATACCGAATCTTCCTTTTCCCGCGAGTTTCATACAAAACATACCCGTCACCCACGTAGTCGTGTTTGTTGTCTTGGGGACTATGCAAACCATTGATCTGAATGAAGGGCAATTCTTTAAGACCAAACTTTTTGATCGCTCGATCTCTAATGGATTTTATACCCATATACTGGGAATCGATTATCCAACTACGAAACACACAGAGATCTTCCGAGTTCACATCAAGAGCTTCACAAATAAGAGGAATATCTCGGCTTAGTTCGGTAAGACCACCGAATGAATACTGCTGTGGGGTGTTTATTTGCTCATCTAGGTTTAAAATGGGATTGCCTTCAATCGGCTTTCCGTTAAATCCATGGTTTAAAATGGGATTACCTTCAATCGGCTTTTCGTTACATCCATCGCGATACATTTTATCACCTTAGGTTGCTATTGGTTCACTGATGAATCTAAGTCTCATTTGTTTACCGCCCCGAGCGGGGCTAAGAAATCTTGAAAAAAGTAAGTCATGTTCTATCGGATTCACGTCCGTGATCCCGAGACAATAGCAGATTAAAGATCCTACGCAGCTTCCACGTCCAGGTCCAACGGCCTGGGAACCGTCTCCGTAACCGAGAATTTCCGGGGAAACTCTTCGGGCCTCGTCTACCATCATCTTTTGAATCAGGAAGTAGGAGGAGAATCCTTTCTTTCTAATTAGTTCGTATTCTTCGACAATCCTGTTGAGATATTTTTTGTTCTTGGGCAGTTGCCTTCTCCTAAAACCTTCCAGCATCAAATTCTTCAACCGCTGATTGTCATCTTTGATTTTGGGAAGCTTGATTGAACGGTCCAATTTCACTCCTTTGGCTTTTTCGGCAATTGCCACTGTATTCAGTTTTGCCTGCTTAAAAATCTCATAATCAATCGAGTTGGCATACATGGTAGCCCACTTTTTATTCAGTTCCTCCTCTGACTTCATCCATAGGTTTGTATCCTGAAGTTCGAACAAATCGGCCATTTGGTTTTCGGCCAAAATCCGGTCGATATCGGCCATCGTCTTATTTGTTTGAACCATCAACATGCATCGCTGCATATAACTATCTGTTTCCAGACAGTAGTGAACATCGTTCGTCACAATCAATGGCACCCCATATCGTTCGTGGGCCTTGATGAGGAACTCGTTATAGGGTTTCTGTTTGTGGAAATCTAAGAGCATCATCTCAAGATAGAAGTTTTCCCCAAACATCTCGATATACTTTTCCAAAACATCGAAGGCCGCGTCTTCACCCATTGCTTCGTATGCCTGCCCAACCTCTCCGTTATAGCAGGCGGTGCTGAAAATCACCCCCTCCCGATGCTTAAGCAATTGTTCGTGGTTCACACGCGGCCTTCGATAAAATCCTTTGAGCCAAGCCCACGATGACAACTTGACTAGATTCACGTAGCCGATTTCGTTGTAAGCAATCGCCAACAAGTGAGCCGACCGCCCGAGTTTCTTCTTGGTGGTTTCGTCCATGTCTTTCGTATAGTCCGACATGGTTTGGCCCGGCTCTACTTCCGGCTGATGCGGATTGACGTAAAGCTCGATTCCAAAAATTGGCTCAATGCCATGCTCCTCACACGCTTGGATTTGTCTAGGTACAGCCCCCATAATCCCATGATCGGAAATGCAAAGAAACCTTTGATTGATCTTGGGAGCCCTGGTAGCGTATTCTTCTACGCGACCGTACCCGTCAAGGATACTGAAATCGGTGTGAAGATGGAGATGTTCGAAACCGATAATTTCGGCTATCTTCTCGATCATTCCTCTTCGGTGACCTCTTCTTCCTCTTGAAGGGTTTGAACCTCGGTTTCGCCGTCCATCAACTTCTTCCACTCTTCGGCGGCTTCTTTGTCGATCTCGGCAACCTCGGCTGTAAAGGCGTCGTAAAGTTCTTTGAACTCTTCGGTTTTCTTCTGCTTCTTCTCGCGAAGTTCAGCGAGTTTTACCGAAACATCTTCAAACTCTTTCGACAGTAAAATACTAGGATCGATGTTACTCATCACTTTCCTCCAATTCTTGTTCTTGCTCTTGTTCGACTGCAACGTTGTAGACCATTTGAGCCTTGTGAATTTTTGCTTCGATTCTGCCCGCCCCTTTATCTTCGAAAATGGGCAGGGAAGCTCCAAATGCAACACCATGCAGGACGGTCGTATCGCCGTCATGTAAGAGAATGCATTGCTCAACAATCCGATTTTGTTGTTCTAGGAACTTTGTCCAAAGAATAACTTGATATTGAATGCAAAAAGAGCCGTCATCAAAGAAATCAGTAAAGGCAAGGGGCTGAACAGCTATGGTTGGACGTTCGCCTTTTTCTTCTAATACAAGACAATTTCCACCCGCATCATCGGCCCAGATTGCCCGAACCTTTGCTGGCTCTTTCATTCGATCTAAGTAGGTCATGTTTCCGAACTTCGCCAGAAACTTTTCGTGGTTCCGCTTGATAAACGATGTCATAATTTTCGCCTTAGCTTCCGGCCCGTTCTGAGCTTTTCTTTTTCAAATCCTTTCTCACCAAGGATTCCATCGGCAAATCCATAATAGATGGCTTCTTCTGCGGTTAGATACCAGTCACTTTTACTTTGTAGTTTTTTGTCGATGTAGTCCTTTATTCTACTAATAGAGTATTCCTTTTCCTTGAAGAACGGACCTATTATAGCCCGTGTAGCAAAAATATGCAACATACGTTTACAGGCCTTTTCGTTCCATGCCACCGCTTCTCTAGCCGCTCGGCTGCTATCTTCTATCGAAATAGAACCGTGATGGATCATAAATTCACAATCTGGCATTAGAACTCGCTTGTCGGAACCCTGGATGATGATGCCGCTCATAGAAGAGGCTTGGCCATAAGCTAGCGTATTTACGACACATTTCGATAGCCGCATCGCTTGTAGAATCATCAGGCCGTCGTTCCAACTACCCCCTATCGTATGGGTGTGAACTAGAATGTTGGTCTTACCTAGTTGCTCTAAAATGTGAAGATTCTTGATGAATGTCGTAGCCACTCGATAATCAATTCCGGCCTCCTCGCCTGATCCGTAGACGCTATGTAAGTAGATTTCTCGCGTATTTACGTTTATGTTTCTGTCATGAATATCGGTTATTAGCTGAGAGATTTCATCGGTTTTCTTCTTTTGACTAGGAGTGGTCATAGGCACCTTCGGTGTTGTGAATACGAAGCCTCCACAATGGCATTGTGAAAGGATCTAGAATATAGTACCTATATTACTCAGAAAAAATCTGCTATCGGCGTAAGTCCTTGATGTTTATGGATTTAAGTGTTTCAAAAGCTCTCTAAAATGGTTGACCTTGAAGATGTATTTGGTCTTCATACTGAAATTTTCTACTTGATAATTTACTTCCAGTGTGGTCGCAAATCCCTCAAATTGCCAACACTTAATGAGATCGGGCCAATTATGAGGATATTTTCGATAGCGACAAAAAACAATATCGTAGAGCGGGTAATCACTATCGTACATCAATTCCTGGAACTTCTTGGTAAAAGGATCATCATCGAGACGAATGTTGTAACGGATAGCACAAACTTGTTGATAGTACGGTCGGCCTGAAATTTTGTAAGTCCTACCATCAAGACCATAGAGAGTTTCTATGTTGGTCACGGTATACGGTCTGTCAATCGAATCAAAGGTATGACCACTATAATAGGGATCGACAACAACTTCAAAATCATCGATTTTAAGTGTCCATTTGTTTTTGAACTCATCCTTGGGAGCTTCTTGGAATTTCAAGTTGGATTCGGCCTTTGCCTTGCCGCTATGCGGCAAGGCAAAGGCTCCTGCGACACCCAATCCCATCGTTTTGAGCATATCACGTCTATTCATTGTTTTTTCTTTTCTTGAACTCAGCATAGTGTTTATTTGCTTTATCTAAGGCTGTATGGATGTCACGGAATTTACCAATACCTCTGAAGTTTTCTCCATTCAAGTTGGCATTGATTTGATATCCCTGAAACAGATTTCCAAAGATGTTGTAATATCCTTCCGGGATTTGGGCCTCTAGGATTTCTTCTTCAACCAATAAGCGAAATTCTAGTTTTTCCATAGCCACTATATCAAAAATCTACCTAGAAATCAACCTCTATTTCACTTCACCGAAGTGTTGGCCACTAGAAATATCGTCTATATGGTTATATGGTTGGGCTCCCATATGGGAGGCTGCCTCTGCGGCTGCTCTTTCGTCCCGCACTCCACCTTTTTTGTTCATCTTGTGGTGAAAACGATAATCATGCGAATTTTCATAACGATCAGTACCCACAGGATTCGCGAATGTAAAACTGCATACAGAGATCAGTTTTCGCTTGCTTTTTGAATTACAGGCGGGGCATTTTACTTTAGGATATTTCCCCGTCTCATCGTAGGCAGCTAATTCTTCATATATTTCACCACACTTCTTGCATTCAAAGTTGTAGAAGGGCATCTTATTCCTCTTGATATGTTTGATCCATAATCTGATTCAAATCGCCGTAGGTTTTTTGAATTAGTTTTATTTTCTTGGCCTGAGAACGGAATCGCCAGAACCAAGATTTTTCTAGTATTTGCAGAGTAATTAGAAGCAATTTTTGGTTGAGTTCGGTGATTATCATCCCCGTTTGGGCCATCTGGACTAATTCGCTTGCATGTCCTTGCTGGGGATACATTAAGAACATAGTTCCTTCAGGAACCATTTCCTCATCTTCTCCATAAACATATTCTCCATCGAAATCATCCGGTTCTTCGAAGTTAAATCTGTCCATTTGGTCTCCTATAGTGCGGTGTAGAAATGCCTCATTCTTTCCCACAGTTTAAGAACTGCAATTTCATTCGCTGTCATGTCATCGTTTGTGAAGAGTTTTGTCTTCGAAAACGGTGCATCCAATCTATTTATCCATTGTTCCATGACAAAGTCAGCACATCCTTCAGAATAATCAACAAAAGTGGTCAGCTTATCGGATTTGGTGCTGCTAATATCTAAATTACCGTCATAAGAACGCACCGCGATCACCGAAGAATCTATACAGAATTTTTTCCGTTCTGCAAAATTTATACATTCAAAAGGATCGGCTTCACTTTCGCATTGAAAGAATGGCACCCTACACTTATAGGGCCAGACGAAAGAGTCGAGTTTAGGTTTGGCTCTGATTAGATAGACCGCTACCATTGCATCCGGTAGAAATTTGGTAATCGAGTACCATGCCGCAAAAGACATCCAACGGTGACACGGATGCTGCTGGCAGCGGATCAATATGCCTAAGTCATTACCTGTCATACTATAAACAAGTAAGACGGCTTTAGTTTAACAGCAACGACGACCGAAAAGGAGGAACCCAATTCCTCGTCGGATCGGTCTCCGGTTGTGGAAAAACCGTACTACGTTTCTGACCGGTTGGCATGGTTGCCAAGCCCATCGGTCGTAATAGCCCTTATGGCAATACGTGTAGCAAGATCCATTATTGCCTTGTTGGTAATGTTGCTGATAGCTGTATTTTTTGACTGGTTGAGCGGGGCCGGGTAGCCAGTAGGGATGTCCCGAAGAAACTGCACTAGTGTCAGCACTCACTCCACATGAAGAGGAGCTAACACCACAAAGTTTCGTGGAACTATCAATGGACTTCGTTCCGGCAACAATAGCTCCAAAAACCAATGCGAAAACAGCTAGGAAAATAAAGTATCTCATAGCACCTCCTTGGATTCTACTATTATGTATCCGCAGAGGTGTTAATTTCATTGCCGGTTGATTCGTCTAAGATAACAAAATCTTCCTTAAAATCCGATAATCCAGATGCTTCCAGGTATTCCATACAAGCTTCCAGCATTTTTTTTGCTTCATCGAAATCGTTAGAATACCAAATGCCGATTTTTGGATGTTTGAGTTTTCTATCAAGTCGTTTATTGTAAAGACTGTAGAATTGCATGCTATATTAGAGCTTAGGCTTTTCCATTCCAGCAGGCTTTCCAGGCTGTGGTTGTGATGGAGGAGTCAGTCCTTGTCGATTTGCCTTGATTCCCTTGGGACCACCACCGCCAAAAGAACCACCTTCGATTTCTTCTTTTGATTTACCTGCACCCATCCATCCTGGCTTGGGTGGTTCTTGAGGTTTTGAATTTCCAACACCGGCTGCAAAAGGTGAAAAGCCAGCGACCCAACCCGGTGGGGCTCCGGGTGTTCCAGGAGTCATTTCACTTGGAGGAGGAGGAAAAGGAACGGTTTTAGTTTGAGGATTGCTGGGTTTGGTCATTCCCCTTCCGGCTTGAGCTTGACCGCCAGCATTCAAGCCCGAACCTGTGAACTTGGTTCCTGATCCGGCTCCACCTTCAACTATATTCAAAAACTCTCGGAAATTCACTTTTGTCTCCTAAGGATAACATCAATCGGATTGTCTTTAATGGTGATAATTGCGGGCAACGGTTTTTCTAGAATTTCTGCTGCGAGATATCTGTGATGTCCGTCACGTAATATGTATTTGCCTCTTTCTAGATCTACTTCAACAGGATCTTGCAAATCCACTCGTTCAGCCCATTCTATACATGACAAACTACTATGATGACAAAAATGTTTCATGTCTTCCTTAGCAAAAGCTAAATCTGTATCGTAAGCAATAGTGATTTGCTTGGGATTCAAATACACCACTTCATCATCAGTGAAGCCATATGCCATTTTGTCTAGTTTCTCGGTCGGCATTCGCTCCAATTCTTCGCGTGTATATTGTTCTAACCATTGCCGAAAATTCATAGTGCAAGTCCGCGTCCTATATCTTGTCTAAATTTAATCCATTCATCCGGTTCTTCTTTCTTTGGTTCGACTGGTTCTGATTCGACTGGTTCTGATTCGACTGGTTCTGGTAAGGCCATACCAATATTTTCCTGGGTTTTTCTTAAAATGGTATTGACCATGTTCAAACGAGCAACATTTTCATCGCTGATTTCGCCACCCATAACGTCTGCTCCTCGTTTGATTTCGACTAGGTGATTTTTAACTGTTTGTAGCCACTTATCAATATCGAAAAGTTTAGCCTCGGGCTTCCTTTTGGGTATATCGCCCGGTGCAGCCAGTTGAGGTAGCCCCTTCATCTCTAACCATGTGCTGAATTTCATCATATCCTCCGCAATATTTAGCACCGCCACTACATTATTACCGTGGTTCTATTGTGTTCCACCTAACAAAAGGTTATCGTACCATGAGTAAAGAATATAAAAGTCGTATAGATGAAGAAAACGCTTGTAGTGAAAGCTTCTCTTATTTTGCTGAGAACTATGTCAAAATCAGACATTGGAAGCATGACATAATCCCTTTAAAACTCTATCCTTTTCAACAAAGATTAGTGGATTCCTATCAAAATTATCCATACGTGATTGGAGTCAAATTCCGACAAGGCGGTTTTACAACTATGACTGTCGTCTATGCATTGTGGAAGTGTATGTTCTATTTAGATCAATCTTTCAATGTCTACTCCAAAACGGACAGGGAAGCAATTCACTTGGGAAAAATAGCAACCCAGGTCCTAGACAACTTGCCCGACTGGATGCGGCCAAAATTGGAAAGAAATACCCAGCATGAAAAGAAATTACCTAGAACCAATAGCCAACTTTCATTTTACACTCTTCAGAAGGCAAGAGGGAAATCTATTACCCACGCCTTCATTGATGAAGCAGCATTTATTCCCAATATGTTGGAACATTGGAAAGCCATGTATCCAACAATTGCTTGCGGAGGAAAATGTTTTGTCCTTTCGACTGCAAACGGTGTCGGGAACTGGTTTGAAGAAACATACCACAGTGCATTGGACGAAGAGAATTTTTTCCATGTCTTCAAATCTCACTACACAGAACATCCCGATTTTCAAGATCCCCAAAAGATCAAAGAGATGAAAAGCAACATGGGAGAAAAGAAATTCCTTCAAGAAATAGAAGGAAAGTTCATCAGCGATTGGCAACCAACTGAACTTCCAAGTCTCGTTGACCAACTTTTGGAAATTGCCTCTAAGAAAAGACTCTCAAAACAAGAAAGATTGACTCTAATTGAGGCCGCATACAGGCTCAAATATGAGGACGAAGAAGAAGCAATTCGAAGAAAGATCAGGGATTTAGAAGAGAGGAAATTTCAAATTTTGAAAAACAACATTGAAATAACTCAATCAAATCTCTCTTCACCCTCAACGAAGTAGTGAAGAACCCGACCCTTGGTGCTTATGTACCACCGGTCAATGACAATCACACCAGCATGAGTAGCTCGATGGCAATTGCTACAAGTGGTGACGGTATTGTCCCGTGTGTATTTGCCACCTTCGGAGCCGGGAGTGATTCTGTGTAGATCGAGGAGATCATAGTTGTCTTCATCACAGAAATGGCATTTCTTGTCTATGTGTTTCGTTGCTTGTTTGTCCATTCACTACTATTATAGTGATCCAATTGTGTCAAACAAGAAAAAAAACTCCCTTTCGCCGTAGGCGAAAGGGAGTTTTTAAAAATAGTCTCAGTTCAACTATTCTCCCCTTAAATATTCTTCCATACCTAAAGATCGGAAATAATACTCCTTGTAAACCTCAAAATTGTCTTGCAACGATGGGTTTTCCGAAGCCATTGCTTCTCCGATGACCTTAGCTAACATACCATTTCTGGAACTGATATAGTCACTACGGCTGATAATACCCGCTTCGATTGATTGAACGGTTTTTAATGAGCCGTACTGTGGGTCGCCGTGATGACTGGCAATGCAGTGCAAAACTTCATTTACAAATTGCTCGCAGACATCGCAATCCTTAGCAGTGTTGTAGACAACGTGCATTCCGTAGAAGAGATGGCCAATAATCTTTTCAGTAATTAGCGATTGAGCAGCACCGACTTTATTGAAATAGTAAGTTTTAACTTTCCCCAAATCATGCAAGATTGCCGCCGAGCGAACCACATCTAGGTTGACGAAAGGATATCTTCGCTTGGAAAGCATCGCAACAGCACTTGCCAACTCTACTACTTCTGCGGTGTGAATAAATAGACCGCCCTGATATTGATGATGAACGAGGGTGGCAGCAGGACAATTGTAAAATTGGTCTTTACCAACGACATCAATACAAGCCATCGTAAAATCAAAATTATTTTTGTTCTTAAAGGCCTTTTTGTCGTTGATGATGCCCTTCGCCCATTTTATATCCTCATCGGATGCCTTTTCAAATTCTAAAATTTCCTGGAACTCTTTAGGGAGGACATCTTCAGGCAGTCTTGTGAAACTGTTGATGATAATGGATTTTCTTTCATCCATTTGATCTTTAAAATCGGTGAGTTCTATGATATCACCGATATGGGGATATTTCATGCTTTGTTCAGCATCAGCACTAGCTCCCCACATAAAGCCCTTGACAGTTCCCTCTTTGATCTTCAAGGTTACTTGCCAAAACAAGCTATCGTTTTTCGCTCTTCGAAGTTCTTCTTCGATAACAAATGCATAGAGTGGGACTGGGAGATCCATTAGGTTACCTCATTTTTAGACATTCTAACAATCTCGCTTGATTTTGTCAATAACACTAGAGGTAGAAAATCCTTCCAAGAAAGGGGCCAGAAAAACGTTCTCTTTTCCCACAATCTCGGCTGAATTGATCTTTTTCTTGTCGTAATCTCCACCTTTTATTAGACAATCTGGTCTAATTTTCTTGATTGTGTGATATGGTGTCGTTTCTTCAAACGGAACTACATAATCAACGCATTCTAGTGCGGCTAGCATCTCTATTCTTTGTTTTAGAGGGACAATAGGTCGATGATCCCCCTTCAATCGCTTGGTACTTTCATCGGAATTAACCAATACGACTAATTTATCTGCTTTGGTTTTTGCAAACTCCAATGTAGCCAAGTGCCCCGCATGGAGCATATCGAATACACCATTTGTACAGGCTAGTGTGAAGTTTCTTTTGGCTAGATTTTCTGGATTTACGTGCTTGACCCTACACGGCCCAAGTAAATCCTCGATTGCTATGGGTTGATTGTGTTTTCTTTGAACGTAAATCGCTCCCGCTTCGAAAGCAATCTCGACTACATCTATGATATCGATAGCATGAGCTAATCCCATAGCTAAGAAGGCAATGAAACAATCACCAGCACCAATAACGCTGTTCGCCTTGACAGTTTTTTTTGGCCTATATTCAAACTCGCGACCCATCACGTTACCAACTACTCCTGTACCGCCTTGCGTGATGACAACTGCCAAGCACTCTGTTTCTTTCAAGAAATAGTGGCATTGTTTTTTCCAATCATCTTCTCCGCTTAGTTCCGCAGCTTCCTTTGCGTTGGGCTTGATGATTGTGCATCCTTTCCAACGACTTACAGGGCCACCTTTCGGATCTACGATAATAGGGATTTCGTTTTCATTCTTTTGAATCCAGAGACTCGTTCCATGGCCTGCACTGAAAAGCCCTTTGCCATAGTCGGAAAGGATCACAATATCTTTTTCAGAATTGACAAACTTCGAAAAAAGCTCTTCTTGCTTTCTTTTCAAACAAGGAAGATCCAGACCGTAGTTATGTGCTTCAATATCGAGTCGGCAAAGCGGAAAATCTCCTTGGTAAAATCTTTTTTTGCGAGGCACATTACTAGAACCCACCAAAGCAGCACAGTATCCGCTGGAAATACCGAACTCTTCTAAAATCATTTCGGCATATGAATCGGCCAAAGCAAAATGCCGCACATCGACATTGAAATGTCGAAATTGTCCGCAAACATTGCCTGCCCCGCCTGGACAATAGGAACTAGGCTTGTTGTCATCTCGTCGCATAACCGGAATTGGGAACTCAGGACTAACACGATTTGCACAAACCGAGTAATACTCATCAATCATTGTATCGCCCACAACGGCGATTTTAATATTGTATTTCTTGTTTCGACGAAGGAATGTTTCTAGCTCTTTCATACCTTATTCAAGTAAGTAGACGAAATTTTGTTGAAGAGAAACAGCATGTTTAGCTGTGAAAGTTCTATATATGATAAGTTCTGTTTGTCAGAGTGTAAAGAATATGGGAGCATCATCGGTAACTGGTAAGGGACATGGATCTGCGGAACATCGCCAGCTTCGTGGCTACGATCTAGGGAACATCTTCAAAATTTTAAGATGGTCCGATGGTCCTTCTGCCTATGATAATCTTCCTGACCGAGTTAATGGATCGGTTATCGCACTTTCTGGTAGTGGTGGGGCACGAAAGCAAGAAATGCACAAAATAACCGCCGATGAAACCGCAAACGGTTATTTTATGTTAGAACAGACCCCTCTTGATCCCGAAGGTGTTACGGTTGACATCTATCGCGGACCACGTCAAGTCAACAAACTATCGGTTGGCACCACAGGTGCGATTCCAGATTTTGAAGTTTTAAATGGAAGCGAACTGCACTTTAACAATAATGGGATAGGTACGGGCTTACGAGAATACATTACAACGGATGATATCTTAATTATTGTCTATGATTATTAGATCGCAGTAGGTAAGAATGACAATAGTAATTAACAGATGGCATGAAACAGGTGGAACCGGAATTGCTGGTCCTACAGGCCCAACAGGACCTAAAGGAACAACTGGGCCGACCGGAGTCGGAACGACTGGCCCTACCGGACCTACCGGAGCCACGGGACCGATTGGTCCTGCTGGAGCCACTGGACCTACTGGAGCCACAGGTGCTACAGGTTTTGCAGGAAGTACAGGACCAGAAGGACCAACTGGTCCTATAGGGCCCGAAGGACAGACAGGCCAAACGGGACCTACTGGTGCCGTAGGGCAAACGGGACCCACTGGTGTCGTGGGGCAAACAGGACAAACGGGACCCACTGGTGTTGTGGGGCAAACAGGAACTACAGGAACTACAGGACCAATCGGTCCAACAGGCCCGACAGGACCGGGTCCACAAGGCCCAACAGGACAAACAGGCCCGACAGGTATAGGAACTACGGGTCCAACGGGTCCAACGGGTCCAACAGGTGTAACTGGTCCAACGGGTGTAACTGGTCCAACGGGTGTAACGGGTTCTATTTGGTATGAAGGTGTTGGAGTTCCTCCATCCGGCTTAGGTCGGAATGGCGATTTCTACTTAGACAACTCAACTGGTGATTTTTACACAAAAGTTGCAGGTAGTTGGGTTAAACAGGGAAACTTAAAAGGTCCAACCGGAGTAACGGGGGCAACAGGTGCATCGGGAGCGACAGGAGCAACAGGTGCATCGGGAGCGACGGGACCAACAGGTTTCGCGGGAACAACAGGGCCCGAAGGACCGACTGGTACAACGGGACCAACAGGACCCGAAGGACAAACAGGAGTCACCGGACATACTGGTCCTACAGGGACCACCGGGCGTACTGGACCAACGGGACCCGAGGGACAAACAGGACAAACAGGACAAACAGGTGCCGAAGGTGAAACAGGTGTAAGAGGTCTGACGGGACCAACGGGACCAACGGGACCAGGGCCGCGAGGACCAACTGGTCCCACCGGAATTGGTATCACTGGACCGACAGGCGAAAGAGGATCAACAGGACCAACTGGAGCTACTGGTTTTGCGGGAGCAACTGGTCCCGAAGGCCCAACAGGACCGACTGGTGCAACAGGACAAACGGGATCAACGGGACCGGAAGGACCAACGGGACCGGAAGGACCAACAGGCCAAACGGGATCAACGGGACCGGAAGGACCAACTGGCCAAACGGGACCAACAGGATCAGAAGGACCAACTGGCCAAACGGGACCAGAAGGTGAGACAGGAGTAAGAGGACAAACGGGGCCGACAGGTCCAACCGGTCCAGGACCAAGGGGGCCAACTGGACCAACGGGACCGACAGGTGCCGTTGGAGCAACAGGTGTTACCGGTGCAACTGGAATCACTGGGGCAACCGGTGCAACTGGAATCACTGGGGCAACCGGTGCAACTGGAATCACTGGGGCAACCGGTGCAACCGGTGCAACCGGGGCAACCGGGGCAACCGGGGCAACCGGGGCAACCGGTGTTACTGGTACTGGAGTAACGGGCCCTACAGGAACTACTGGTTCTGCTTGGTATGAAGGCTCGGGGGCACCTCCAGGCGGATTAGGAAGCAATGGAGATTTTTATCTCGATAGAGATACCGGAGACTATTATGAGAAGACCGGTGGTGCGTGGGTCAAACAAGGCAATTTAAAAGGACCCACTGGCATCACCGGTCAAACCGGTACAACAGGACCAACAGGATTAACCGGACCAACTGGCACTACTGGATTTGCGGGTGCAACTGGTCCTGCCGGTCCAACGGGACCTACAGGGATAACAGGAGTTGAAGGACAAACAGGGATTACTGGTCCTACTGGTGCAACTGGTGCAACTGGTGCAACTGGACAAATAGGTCAAACAGGGCCGACCGGTCAAACAGGAACAACAGGATCTACAGGAGCCACGGGACAAACTGGGGCTGAAGGTCAAACAGGAATCACAGGACCAACAGGACCAACAGGGATAACTGGCCCAACAGGCCAAACAGGAACCGCTGGAGAGACCGGTGTAAGGGGATTAACAGGACCGACCGGACCAACTGGTCCAGGTCCAAGGGGACCAACCGGTCCAACAGGAATTGGTGTAACTGGACCGACTGGTCCAAGTGGTGATCGTGGCCCAACAGGACCAACAGGCACAACGGGCTTTGCTGGAGCGACGGGACCAGAAGGCCCAACAGGAGCAACGGGTGCGACTGGACAAACAGGCCTAACAGGAGCAACAGGTGCGACTGGACAAACGGGTGTGACTGGAAAAACAGGCCCAACAGGTGCGGTTGGAACGACTGGGCCTACGGGTGCAACTGGTGCAACTGGACAAACCGGCACTACAGGTCCCGAAGGCCAAACAGGCCAAACAGGACCAACGGGTCCGACCGGTACGACTGGAGTAACGGGTGCGACTGGACGAACAGGACCAACAGGACCAACAGGTGAAACAGGTGCCGTTGGTGAAACTGGTGTGCGTGGCGAAACGGGACCAACGGGACCAACGGGACCAGGACCACAAGGCCCGACAGGCCCAACGGGTCCAACAGGTGCCATTGGTGCAACAGGACAAACAGGACAAACAGGACAAACAGGACAAACAGGACAAACGGGTCCAACAGGTGCAACGGGACAAACAGGACAGACAGGTCCAACTGGTACTATTTGGTACGAAGGATCAGGATCGCCTCCAGGTGGTCTTGGCAATAACGGTGACTTTTATCTCGATAGCACAAACGGCGACTATTACCAAAAAATTAGTGGTGTATGGGTCAAACAAGGAAATTTAAAAGGCCCAACGGGAGCAACTGGAGCATCGGGCCAAACTGGACAAACGGGCCCAACTGGTGTAACGGGTCAAACCGGACAAACGGGCCCAACTGGTCCAACAGGAGCAACTGGTTTTGCTGGTGCCACGGGTCCAGAAGGTCCCACAGGCCCAACGGGTCCAAAAGGTCCCACAGGCACCACAGGTCCCGAAGGCCAAACAGGCATCACTGGTCAAACGGGACCAACAGGCATCACTGGTCAAACGGGACCAACTGGACAAACGGGTGCTGTTGGTGAAACAGGTATAAGAGGCTTAACGGGTCCAACTGGGCCAACCGGTCCAGGTCCAAGAGGGCCAACAGGGCCAACAGGTATTGGTGTAACTGGACCAACAGGCCCAAGTGGTGATCGTGGACCAACTGGTCCAACAGGAGCGACTGGTTTTGCTGGTGCTACCGGACCAGAAGGACCAACAGGTCAAACCGGGCCGACTGGAGCTACTGGACAAACAGGAGTAACTGGCCAAACAGGTCCAACGGGTTCCGAAGGACAAACGGGAATCACTGGTCCAACGGGTGCCACAGGAGCGACGGGTACTACAGGCCAAACAGGACCAACAGGTCCTACAGGTGAAACCGGTAGTATTGGTGAAACTGGTGTGCGAGGTCAAACAGGACCAACTGGACCAACGGGTCCAGGACCGCAAGGTCCGACAGGACCAACAGGACCAACAGGACCAACAGGATCAACCGGCACTACTGGTTCAACAGGACCAAGAGGTGCAACAGGTCAAACTGGTCCTACGGGTTTAACCGGTACTATTTGGTATGACGGTTCAGGTTCTCCTTCAGGAGGCTTGGGCAAGAATGGAGATTTTTATCTCGACCGAGACAGTGGCGACTACTATGAAAAAGTCAGTGGTACTTGGGTCAAACAAGGAAACTTGAAGGGCCCAACCGGTGCGACAGGACAAACGGGTCAGACGGGACCAACAGGATCAACCGGTGCGACAGGACAAACGGGACCAACAGGACCAACGGGTTTTGCAGGAGCAACAGGACCGGAAGGACCAACGGGTCAGACGGGACCAACGGGTGCTACGGGTCCAACAGGCCCAGAAGGTCAAACGGGAATCACAGGTCCAACAGGCCCAGAAGGTCAAACGGGAATCACAGGTCCAACGGGGCAGACAGGTCCAACAGGTCCAACGGGTGCTACGGGAGCTACAGGTTATACAGGACCAACTGGACAAACGGGTCAAACGGGTGCCATTGGTGAAACGGGTGTCCGAGGCCAAACAGGTCCCACAGGACCGACTGGTCCAGGTCCACAGGGACCAACAGGACCAACTGGTATTGGAGTAACAGGACCAACTGGTGCTACGGGCGAACGAGGTATCACGGGGCCAACCGGAGTAACTGGTCCTACGGGATTCGCTGGTGCTACTGGTCCAGAAGGGCCAACCGGAGTAACGGGGCCAACCGGTGCTACTGGAGCAACAGGCGTTACTGGTCAAACGGGACCAACTGGTGCGGAAGGTCAAACGGGACCAACAGGTGCTACTGGACCAACTGGTGCGGAAGGTCAAACGGGACCAACAGGTGCTACTGGTAAAACAGGACCTACTGGAGCCACGGGTGCAACTGGTGCTACTGGACAAACGGGCACCACTGGACCTACTGGTCAAACGGGTGCTACCGGATCAACCGGTGCAACAGGTCAAACGGGTCAAACGGGACCAACTGGACCAACTGGACTTACGGGTGAAACTGGTGCTGTTGGTGAAACGGGTGTGCGAGGTCAAACCGGCCCGACCGGACCAACAGGTCCAGGACCGCAAGGTCCTACTGGCCCGACCGGACCAACAGGAGCTACAGGGCAAACCGGTCCAACTGGACCAACTGGTGCGACAGGAGAAACTGGTCCTACTGGATCTCTTTGGTATGAAGGTTCTGGAACTCCTCCGGGTGGACTTGGAAGGAATGATGATTTTTATCTTGATCGAGACACGGGTGATTACTATCAAAAAATTAGTGGCACTTGGGTTAAGCAAGGCAACCTGAGGGGGCCAACTGGTGCGACGGGACAGACAGGAACAACTGGACAAACAGGCTTAACTGGAAATACAGGCCCGACAGGTGCCACGGGACCTCAAGGAACAACAGGACCAACCGGTCCAACAGGTGTAACTGGCTTTGCCGGTGCGACGGGTCCAGAAGGACCAACGGGTCAAACAGGTCCAACAGGTCCAACAGGTCCAGAAGGACAGACAGGAATCACTGGTCCAACAGGTCCAGAAGGACAGACAGGAATCACTGGTCCAACAGGTCCAGAAGGACAAACGGGATTAACCGGAGCGACGGGACCAGAGGGTCAAACAGGATTGACTGGGTCAACAGGACCTACGGGACCAACAGGTCAAACAGGTGTCATTGGTGAAACTGGTGTCCGAGGTCAAACAGGACCAACGGGTCCAACAGGGCCGGGACCACAAGGTCCAACGGGTCCAACGGGCATTGGTGTAACAGGACCAACAGGTGCTACCGGCGAAAGAGGGCCAACTGGACCCACTGGTGCAACTGGATTCGCTGGTGCGACAGGACCAGAGGGGCCAACCGGTGCAACAGGACAAACTGGATCAACAGGTATAACAGGTACAACAGGAACTACAGGTCAGACTGGTCAAACGGGACCAACCGGTGCTACTGGTCAAACGGGACCAACCGGTGCTACTGGTCAAACGGGACCAACCGGTGCTACTGGTACAACGGGTGCCACTGGTCAAACGGGTCCCACTGGTCCTACGGGTATTACTGGTCAAACAGGACCAACTGGATCGACAGGCCAAACAGGCCAAACAGGCCAAACAGGTGCTATTGGTGAAACAGGCGTAAGAGGCCAAACAGGACCAACTGGCCCTACGGGTCCAGGACCACAAGGGCCAACTGGTCCAACGGGCCCAACTGGACAAACGGGTACTACAGGATTAACAGGTGCTACTGGACCGACTGGGCCGACTGGACAAACTGGTCCTACGGGTTTAACTGGATCTATATGGTATGAGGGATCAGGCTCACCTCCAGGCGGCTTGGGCAAGAATGGAGATTTTTACCTCGATAGAGACACAGGTGACTACTACGAAAAAACTGGCGGTGCTTGGGTCAAGCAGGGTAATTTAAGAGGTCCAACAGGACAAACAGGACAGACGGGACCAACCGGTACAACAGGTGAAACAGGGCAAACAGGTCAAACAGGACCCACGGGTGCGACGGGCCAAACAGGAGCCACGGGTGCGACAGGATTTGCTGGGGCTACCGGACCAGAAGGACCAACAGGTGCAACAGGTGCAACAGGTGCAACAGGTGCAACAGGTGCAACAGGTGCAACAGGTGCCACGGGACAAACCGGTCAAACAGGTCCAACTGGACCTACTGGAGTCGAAGGGCCTACAGGACAAACCGGTCAAACAGGTCCAACTGGACCAGAAGGACCGACAGGAGTGACGGGTGCCGCTGGTGCAACCGGTCAAACCGGTCAAACCGGTCCAACAGGTGTAACTGGTGCAACGGGACCAGAAGGACCAACCGGAGCAACGGGTCAAGAAGGCCAAACAGGCATTACTGGTCCCACGGGGCCAACAGGCTTAACAGGTCAAACGGGTCAAACGGGTGCTATCGGTGAAACAGGTGTCCGAGGTCAAACGGGACCGACTGGACCAACAGGTCCAGGTCCGCAGGGACCAACAGGACCAACAGGCATTGGAATAACGGGTCCAACCGGTGCAACTGGTGAAAGGGGGCCGACTGGACCAACAGGTACGACGGGATTTGCCGGTGCAACTGGACCGGAAGGCCCAACGGGTCCAACGGGTCCAACGGGGGCAACTGGTGCCACTGGTGCCACTGGTGCGACGGGGGCAACTGGTGCTGTTGGGACTACCGGTGCAACCGGTGAAACCGGTCAAACGGGTCCAACGGGTGCTACGGGAGCTACCGGTTCTATTGGACAAACTGGCACTACTGGACAAACCGGACCTACCGGTCAAACAGGACAAACTGGACCCACGGGACCAGAGGGTCAAACAGGAATCACGGGGACAGAAGGACCAACCGGACAAACTGGACCCACTGGTGCAACTGGTGCTACAGGTGCTACGGGTCAAACTGGCGAAACGGGACCAACTGGTCCGACCGGACAGACGGGTGTTGTTGGTGAAACTGGTGTGCGAGGTCAAACAGGACCAACTGGACCAACGGGTCCAGGACCGCAAGGTTCTACTGGTCCGACCGGACCAACAGGAGCTACAGGACAAACCGGACAAACAGGTGTAACCGGACCAACGGGACCTACAGGTGCAACGGGACAAACGGGATTAACAGGAACAGCTTGGTATGAAGGTTCTGGAACTCCTCCGGGTGGACTTGGAAGAAACGGGGACTTCTATCTTGATAATGATACCGGCGACTACTATCAAAAAATTAGTGGTTCTTGGGTCAAGCAAGGAAATTTAAGAGGTCCCACAGGTGCAACAGGATCAACAGGATCAACAGGATCAACAGGTGCGACAGGTGCAACAGGATCAACAGGTGCGACAGGGCAAACGGG